GGGGGCCGTCAGCGCGGGCTTAGAGGGCAAGAGGGGCATTTTTCAGATGCCTCCGGGAAGCGGAAAGACAGAAGTAATGATAGCTTTAACTGCTTCAATAGATTTACCTACGATCTGGTTGACACATTCACTGGATTTGATGCACCAGACCCATAAAAGATTCCAAGACAGGCTCCCCTATCATAAAATAGGTAAGGTTGGTGGTGGAGAATGGAAAGAGGAAGAGATAACTATTTGTATGGTGCAGACTTTATCTTCTAAGAGTAAAAAGGAAAAAGTACAAGCATTGTTGGATAAGACACAGGTTTTAATGATAGACGAGGCTCATCATGCTCCGTCGTCTACTTGGTATGGTATAGCTATGGCGTGTAATGCACCATATAGATTTGGTTGTTCTGCTACTCCGCTGTCTAGGGACGATGGTTCCAATAAGATGTTGGTAGGTGTAACAGGTGAGTTGCTTTATACTTATGGGCTTAAAGATGATGTAAACGGAGAAGTTTTTTCAAAACCTTCTATTGTTTTTGTTCAGTACGAAGATTCTGTTGTGTTGCCTACATGGTTGAAAGATTGGCATACAGTGTATTCTACGGGAATAATAAATAATACTGATAGGAACAATGCTATATTGTCTGTGTGTAAAACCTGTTTAGAAGAGGAAAGGAAGACTTTGGTCTTTGTAAATCAGGTAGGGCATGGAAGTATCTTGAATGATTTATTGAAAAAGCATTTAGGTGCAGATAATTCTCATGATTTTATTTGGGGTAAAGATGATAAAGTAAGGCGAGAAGAGGTAACCAAAAAATTACAATCTGGAGAAATTAGTATTTTGATAACATCTCCGATCTTCGATGAGGGGGTGGATATACCAGAAGTGGATGCTCTTGTGTTGGCAGGAGGAGGAAAATCTACTATAAAAAATATCCAGAGGGTCGGCAGAGGTATGAGGAAAGCAGGGAAGGATTTGAGGGTATATGATTTTGATGATGTAAATCATTACATTCTTATAAATCACACTAAAAAACGGTTGAAGGATTACACTACATTAAGTGGGAGTCCTGCTAGGTATATTTTTCTGTAATTTAAACTTGGCTGAGTGGCGAAATAGGTAGACGCTCAAGACTTAAAATCTTGTGAGAGTAATCTCGTGTGGGTTCGAGTCCCACCTCGGCTATATTTTTTTGGAAATAGAGAAGATTAATTTGTGTTGTTATAAAATTAGGAACTAAAAAGTATACAAACTAAGGAGACAAAAAAATGAACAAAACAGAAATCAAAAACAAAATTATCACCGATCTGGAATCTTACAAAAAACAAAACGAAGAAATAATCCAAAAACGTATGATAACAATAAAAGAAGACCCCATGATGGCTTTGAATTTTAATTATATGGAAGATCTTGCCACCGCGACCTCTAAAATTTTTGAAATAGAAATTATGTCAGGTTTTCTTAAGGCAAAAACGATAGACGATGTTATTGTAATTTTTCAAAAAGAAATAGAACGATTAACCCATCGCATACTTCATGATTGCCCAGTATGGGACAGTAGCTCAACCAGTGTTGGATCAAACCAGGCCTCAAAAATCAAAGCTAGATTAGAACTATGGTTGCGAAAAAGGATGGTTGATATTTGTGAAAAACTTTCCTAAATATATTAACACAAACTCAGGAGACAAAAACTATGGCCCCCTGAAAAACTACTAAAAAAGGTTAAAGTTTCTCCTTGACAATGTCGAATTATATTATATAATATAAGAGTAAGAAACAAAAACCTTTTACTAGAGACAAAAAAATGAATGAAATTACAGAAGAACAGATAGCGGAGTTGAAGAAGTATAAAGGTGTTTATAATTTTCGGGATGCAGTAGCCGATGTAGGGGAAGACTTGCTATATACCTTAGAATTAAGAAATGCAGAGATTGTAGAGTTGAAACGAGTACAAAAATGCACTAAAATATTCCATACAGGATCGAATGATTTACATACAAGTGCGTCCATAGAGGTGATAAAAATTATATCAGAGATGGACTATAAGACGGCTGTGTTACACAAAGTTGTAGAAAATCTTATGGACTATCTTACTCGTGATGGGTGTAATACTTGCCCATTTGCTCCGTCTACTGGTGCATGTGTAGGACGAGTAGGTGAGTGGGAAAGAACAAAATGTTTTAAGTATTTGTTGGATAAAATTATTATTCGTGCAGATGAAGAAATACAAAAAGGAGTCAAAGCATGACTGAACGCGAATTATGGAAAGCAATTAACGACTGGCTTGATAGCCTTCAATCGGATTGCTGCTATTATGTTTTCATAACAGCGCGTGAATATGCCTCTGAGCTTAAATATGCTGTACACATCAGACAGCCTATCCCATATGAGGGCGATGGCATTACCGATGACGGCCCATCATCACCTACAATATCAGACTGCTTGAGGGATTTAATTGGGAAGCCATTTGATCTTGAGAGTTGTCAGGAGTGTGGGGCTAGTTTGCGAATTTGCAAACCCTTTGTTTTGGGTGAGATAAATTTTGGCGGGTATCGCATATTTTGTTCCGAAGAATGCAAGCGTAAATTCGAGGAGGCCAGACAATGAGTAGAGCCTACATAAACAAATCAACCACAACGGAGTGGGGAAGCCCTCAAGACTTATTTGATCAATTAAACCTCGCTTTCGGATTCACTCTCGACGTGTGCGCACTACCATCAAACGCGAAGTGCAAACGGTTTTTCACCCCAGAACAAGATGGATTAGCGCAATCATGGACGGGTGAACGGTGTTGGATGAATCCCCCGTATGGACGGGAAATCAGTCAGTGGATTGACAAGGCGTATTTTGAGTCGCGGAAGGGGGCACTTGTAGTTTGTCTTGTACCAGCAAGGACAGATACGCAATGGTGGCATGATGTTTGTTCTGAGGGCGATGTGCATTTAATCCGTGGCCGATTAAAGTTTGGCGGGTCTAAAAATAGCGCGCCATTTCCCAGCGCAATAGTGGTTTTTTACCCAAAACCGTAATCGAAACATAACAGGAGGGCAGCAATGACTGAACCCAAAAAGCCTGATTACGTGACGTTGTGGGAGCGAATGACGGAAATAGATGTGTTTCAGTTTATCTACAACCCGGAGGAATATGACTTTGACGGCGTGATAGGTAGTGGGACAGATTTAAGAGACGGGCACTGGTACAATAAAAAGGGGTCGCTGAACTATGAAGTCCCCGACCTTGCAATCGACACCGCCATGAATGTGCGTATACTACGCATAGGCATTGAGCGGTGGTGTATGGCACAAACACCCTCAGCAGTATTTGATTTGAAATTTTCTAGGGGAAGGTGGTGTATTAAATTAGATTATGGTGATAGTCATATAAGCCGAAATATTTGGGTGGGGATAAACGGAGAGCATTACACCCATCACGGCGCGCTGTTTGCGCTGGCAATGAAGCTGATGAAGAAAGACGAGGCCCGCAAGGAACTTGCCGGAAAGGAGGCCGAATAATGAGTGATGAATGGGTGTTTAAGAGCATAAAATATTCTCCGGGTGGTGGTTCTGTGATTATAGATGAAGTGCCCCAGCCCTCGGAGTTGCGCGTGGTGGAGATGAAGCGTGGGCACGAGCAAACCCTATTTCGGTATGGGTGTATGGCCAACATACCTAATTCTTGGTGTCGGATAGAATTTAATGATGGGCGAATCGGGATATTGACTAATGCTGAATTGCATCAGCAAAGAGAGGAAGCAATCATAGCAGCCCGCCAGTATGCCGCCGAGGGCGGGGAAAGCGAGGGGAAAATAAATGCTTGATTTATCCTTAAAATCTCGAATTGTTTACAAGAGGTTACAGGAAAGCACTCGGTATGTAACCATTGATGGAGAAAATCTTATTGTTTATATTGATAGGATTTTGGATGGAGAAGAGGACAGTATTTTTGAACTCATAGAAAAAGGGTATTTGGATAGGGTAATTTGTGGAAAAAGGAAGGTTCTGGTATTAGGTGAATGGAATATTTTAGATAGTTATTATGGGGATGAATCGGTATCAGAGCCAGAAGAGATAGAACGTCTGATGTCGAGGTACTATATAGACCAAAGGAGGACTATAAACAAAGCCTTTGAGTGCTTTGCTACTCTACGGAAGAAACAGGCCATTGCTGATTCGGTTAAACTGGTTCAACTGAAAGCATACTCTACATACCCTGCTGATGTTGTGATTGAAGGATTAAAAAAGTATATTGATATGGGACATTATTTGGAGAATAAAAATGAAAGGTACGCTATAGGAATAATCAAAGGACTTAGAGAAGAACAATTAAGTGGTAGGATTAAACCAATTAAATTTAATAATCCTCAAAGCTCTAAGTGGGCAGACAGAGAACAACAAGTAAAAGATTTACAGGATAAAAAACTGGCAAGGAGGAAGATAATAGATAAGATGGTAAAGGAAAAGTTGAAAGAGAAAGGTTTATCTATTAATAGCACGCCATCGAGTGTCCTCTCGGAAATTATGAAAGAAGTAGAATTAGAAATTGCACCTCTATAACAAGGATAAACAATGCCGAATAAAACCAATTCTGTTGAGCAATATCTTGTTCAAAAGAAATTTCCATATAAGCCTGTATCATCAGGAGAGCAGTATTGTGTGAAAGATTGTCCTGTATGTGGTGATGATAGTTGGCACTTTTTTATAAGTAGAGATAAAGGATTATGGGACTGTAAGAAATGTTTAAGGCACGGTAATCTGTATACCCTTAAAAAAGATTTAGGTGATCTATCTAAGGTAGAGTCGGTATCTTCTTTGCTTGGGGAAACGGCAGAGGAGGATATAACTATACCTGATGAATTGGTATTGGGTTATTATGATGCTTTGATGCAAGATGATAAAACTTTAAAGTGGTTGTTGGATAGAGGCATATCAATAGAATCTATTAGGAAATTTAGATTAGGGCTAAAAAAAGAAGGAAGTCGAGAATGGCTTACAATGCCTTATTTCAGAGGAGGGGCCACTGTAAATATTAAATCTCGTGCCCTCCCCCCTATGGATAAAAAATTTACATTGGTTACAGGGCATTCTAAACCTCTGTTTAATGCAGATGCTTTGAAGGGCCAGAAAAAGGTTTATATTACTGAGGGCGAGTTAGATGCAATAGTGTTGTCTCAAAATGGGTATTATCCTGTGGTATCTGTTCCTACGGGTGCGAATAGTTTTTCTGCTATTTCCTATGATGAATTGGCTTCTATGGAAAAAATATATCTGTTGTATGATATGGATGTAGCAGGACGGGCAGGGGCGAGGGAAGCGATAAAGAGGTTGGATGCAGGTAGGTGTTATAATATAAAATTGCCTACTAATGATGTTACAGATTTTTTTATGAAGTATGGTCAACCAGAATTAGAAGCGATTATAGAAGAAACTCCTCTTGCGGGTAAACTAACTATAATGCCTCCTTTGCAAGCATTTGACTGGTTGATAGAAGATAGAACAGTGGGGGAGGGAATATCTACTTCTTTTGATCTGCCGTGGCCTAAATTGAATAGACTTGTACGAGGAATGGATGCAGGAAATCTTTTAATGATACTTGCACCTGCGTCGATGGGAAAGACTGCGTTTACTCTTAACATTGTTTATGAGTTGGCTAAGAAGTCTGTGCCTTGCTTTTTTTACTGTCTTGAGATGTCTGTACCTGAATTACTTAGTCGTGTTGTTTCTAATCATAGAAATGTATCAGAAAAAGATATACGATTAGAAGATATTATTTTGACAAAAGGGGCTATGTATAACTGGCCCTTATATTTTGCGGGCGTAGGTAGTGTAAATACATTAGAAATAGTAATGGATAATATTAGACAAGCGGTACAGAGATACGGGGTTAAAGTAGTGGTTTTTGACCATCTCCATTTCCTTTGTCATTCAGCGGATAATATTACGGCTGAGGTAGGTATGGCTGCTCAATCTTTTAAATTGTTGGCGGCTGAATTAGGGATCGTAATTATTGTGATAGTACAGCCTAGAAAAGTTTCTTTGACATCTAAATTGACTATGTTTGATGCACGGGATAGTGGCTTATTAGCGTCAATTTGTGATACTATGCTAGGTATTTACAGAAAGCCTGTAGGAACAAGTAAGACGGTTTCTGAAGAAGATTATGATGGTACGCAACAAACCTTTGAGTCGAGGACATTGATACAGATTTTAAAAGCTCGTAGGTCTTCGGGTGGTAGTACGGTACTCTATTTCAATGGTGATTTTATGCGTTTCGAGGAGTGTGAATAGGTTGAATAGTTACAATGAAATAACTAAAGATATAATGTTTTCAGTAAAAAAAATGTCTAATGTACTGTCCAAAAAATTCCCTTTTGTGGCTTTTATGGATTTGATAAACATAGGTTATTTATCAATGGTGAGAGGGTTTGATACGTATGTAGTTGAAAAAAGTAATGGTGCTAATATTTCTACTTGGTGCATATTACTAATACGGAATTCTATGGTTGATTATATTTATAAAGAGTATAAAAATGTTTCTCAATGTAAAGGGTATGAGTTTGATGCTTTTAGGGGCAGAGGTGATTTAGATGGCTTGAATGATATAGATTTTAATGATATTTTATGGGTATTGAGAAAGCGGTTATCTCCTATGGCCTTTGAATTATTGGAGGAATATTTGAAATGTCGTGATACGGTTTTTCATCCCCAAAGATTCTTTGAAAATTTAACAGTAGAGTACAGGGATATTAGGATTTATTTATGGAGAGAAGTTAAAACAGAACTCTATGATATTTATTCGGAGGGGCAAGATGAAAAGTAATTTACCTTGTTTTGGAAAATTATATTCTGCGGAGGTAAAGGCGTGTATCCACTGTGAGGAAAACAGTTCTTGTGAGTATGTTTGTAGTTTTTCTCCTAAAGGTGTTGTGAAGATGTATAAAGGAAAAGTGGGACAGAGCAATAAAGATATTATTTTAGAATGTATTTCTATGGATTGGAAAAGTAAGAAGGAAATTATTTTATATTATCAAGAAAGGACTGGAAAGAAGGGTACGACTCTTTCTCAGATTTTGCAGGATTTGAAGTCTGAGGGGGTAATAAAGATTAAAAGGGATGGAAGAAGTTTTTATTATAAATTATCAGATACATTAAACAAGGAGGTCGTATAGTGAGACGGATACATAAAACTGAAGAGTGGATTAAGTGTAATGTCTGCTCAGGCACAGGAAAAGATTTGCGTCATGTTAAGTCGGATTTTGAAGGTAAGATTCCTAGAAATGTTATGGAGGCTTTTTTGTTTCAGGGTATTTGTCTAGCTTGTAATGGAAAGGGTATGCAGAAGGTAATAAGGAAAGAGACAGTAGAGACCGTAGGCTTCCTTTGGTGGGTTTGGTATTCTGTTTTTGGGAAGATGGGCAGTTTTGATAGGAAGGTATAAGTATATTTTTTATTAGGGAGAAAGTTATGCAGAATCATTTAAGAGAACCTTTTTTTAAATTTAAGACAAAGTTTATGGCAGAAGTCCTTGAAACCCTCAAAGATAAAGTAGCAGGTAAATTTAGTGCTTGCAAGGTGGTCTTTGAGTATGGAAGAAGTAAATTACCATCTGTCCTATTTGAGATTGTGGCAGGGGACACTAAAGATTGTGATAATGTTTTGATCACTTTAATTGCGGGCAAGAATGTAGAAAAAGGTTTTATCATGTTAGACGATAAAATGGAAAGTGATCTTGCTTGGCTTGGTGAGAATTTTTTTGATAAATTAGAAGATGAGTTAGGATAATTAACTGATTGGAGACTTTAATTGACCTGTACAGATTGTATATTACATAAAACAGTAAAGACTAATTGTTTGAAGGGCGAAGGTTCTCTGTCTAGTGGGATAATGATTGTAGGGGATTTCCCTAGATTTTTAGAGGATTTGAAAGGAAAACCCTTCATTGGAGATGCAGGTAAATTATTGGATCATTGTCTTACTAAAGTAGGCATAGCAAGGCGGTCTATTTATGTGACTAATGCTGTAAAATGTAAATCTAATACCAAAGACAATAAGGTTACTGGGGCGCAGATTACTGCTTGCCGCAAGCATATAGTAAAAGAGATAAAGGATTTGAAGCCCAAAGTGGTTGTGTTATTGGGTAATCCTGCTGTTCAATCTGTATTAAAACGATCAAGTAAGATAGATAAAATACGAAGTCTTATACAGGAGTCGGAGGAATTTCCGGGGATAGTTTTCATTCCCACGTACCACCCTGCATATATTTTAACTCATTGGGTTGATTTACCTATCTTATTGAAAGACTTAAAGCGGGCGGTAAAAGCATCTAAGTTCAATGATTATTTAGGTTATTGTGCAAAGTTGAATAGTAGATGTTCCTATAACAGTGTTTTGACTTTGGCTGGTGTTGAAAGTTTGATGGAGTACCTGAAAACATCTTCTGATTTTGTATCGTATGACACAGAGACAACAGGTTTGGATGTGCGTAATGATACTATAATCTCTATCCAATTTTCAAATAGGGTGGGCTATGGCTGGACAGTGCCCTTATACGGATTCAAGTGTAGGGAGGTCTGGTCAGAGGAGAACAAAGTAAAGGTTATAGCCTTATTAAAAGATTTTCTTGGGGGGGCTACACCTAAAGTTGCACATAATAGTATGTTTGATAGGTCTATATTGCGCTGTAATTTAGGGATAGAAGTCAATAATACAGAGTTGGACACTCAATATTTGCATCATCAGATACAAGAAGAAGAGCATAAGAGTCTGGAATATTTGACTAATAAATATACTGAGATGTCTCCTTTCAAAGATTTAAAGGATAGGTTCCCCGAAGCGAAGCAGGGGTATCAAAATGTTCCAGAGGATGCTCTGTGGCTGTACGGCGCACAAGATGCGGATGCTACGTATAGGGTAGCAAAGATTTTGAAAGATGCAGCTTTGAAAGAGGGCAGATTATTTGAACTCCATCAAAAGATAGTTATACCGTTGTCAGAAGTCATAATGAGTATATCTTTGGGGGGTATTCAATTAGGTGTTGCGGCCCTTGATGAGATGCAGGATACTCATAATATTGAAATAGAAGAGTTAGTAAATAAGATGATTGGTATTGTAGGCAGAAAATTTAATCCTAATTCCCCTAAGCAATTGGTAGAAATACTCTTTACTGAGTTTAAATTACCCTCTATTAAAAAAACTAAAACTGGGAGTAAATCTACAGATAAGGAGGTTTTAGCCTTTCTTGAGGGCAAGCATCCTATTATAGAATTCTTGATAGAGTATAAAAGTCTAGCTAAAGAGCGGAGTGATTACCTTAAAGGGTCGGATGGTAAGACGGGTATTCTTAAACATGCAGATGAAAATATGAAAGTACACCCAGACTGGCGTGTGGATGGGACAGTAACAGGGAGATTGGCTTGTCGTAAACCTGCTATACATAATATTAAAAAGAACATGCGATCTATAATATCTGTACTTGATGGGATGTATTTGATGGGGGCTGACTGGAAACAGTTAGAGGTACGGATCGCGGCGGTATTATCAGGAGATAAAAAACTTAATTCCTATTTTGAAGAGGGTTTAGATATACATAGGATGGTGGCGGCTGATATTTTAGGTAAGGAAGAGAAAGAAATAACAGACGAAGAAAGAAAGAATGCTAAAGGAGTAGTCTTTGGAGCAAACTATTTGAGAGGTGCAAAGAGTATTTCTGATGAATATGGTATGACTGTTGAAGTTGCTCAAGCATATTTAGATGGGTATTTTGAATCGTTCAAAGGCTTCAAAAAGTGGAGAGATGAAAAAGTAGCAGAGATGAAAAAAATGAGGTTCATTGAAACTGTATGGGGTAGGAGACGGAGACTAGGTAATTTGGGGGCATTGACAGATGCTTTCATACGAACTTTCTATGGTGATAGGGTTAGGGAGACTATGGCTATTCAGAGAGAAGAGTCTGTCAGGCAGGGATTTAATGCTATTATTCAATCTGCTGGTGGTGATTTATGTAATTCGGTATTTATTCGTTTACATAAAAGGTATCAGGGTATGAGGACTAATATTATAATATCCCACCATGATGCTATTTATTGTGAATCCCCAGAGGATGAGATTGTACTTGCTTCAAAGATATTAATTGAAGAGATGGAAACACCTGTACCAGAGTTATCTAATAAGGTTTTTCCCGTAGATTTCTCTGCTGGAAGATTCTGGGGTGATGAGAGTGAAACCGAAAAGATTTTAGAGAGGATGAAAATAGAATAATAGTATTTAAAAAACCCCTTGACTTTCCTATTATTATATCATATAATATAGGATACCTTTTGAAAATGGAGACTATCACATGAAGCCTGAAGAGAAAATTAAGACAGTTACAGAGTTGAGCTTAGATTTACGGATAGATAGGAACAATCTTTCTGAAGAAGTAGCAGAACAATCTTCTAAATATGTGTATTATGCGGCCATGTTAGAAGAAACAAAAGCAGAGTTAGAGACTAAAAAATTTGAGTTAGATGTATTGTTTGCAGAACTTGATAAACTAAAAAGAATAGAATTAAAAGCTGCTGGAGGAAGTGTAACAGAAACAATAGTAAAACAGACGGTTTTACGGGATATAAAACTTCAAGAGAAAAAAGGTGAAGTAATAGACTGGAAGAAAAAAGTAGGCGTATTAACAGCAGTAGAAAAGGCTTATTGGATGAGGAAGGATATGCTGTCATCTATTGTACATTTGACGTTGAAAGAAGGTAAATTGAGAGATGCAATCAATTATGAAAAGGCTTCAGGCAACGGGCAAGGTTAATAGAATTTTCATAATTGATATGAAATAATTATAAAATTTAACCATTTAATTAACGGAGGATAACACATGAGTTACGGTATAACAGATGTTGATTCGGTCAAAAAGGTGTATGAAAAAAGGAAATCTGGTGGTAGATGGAAACCGAAGATAGGAGATAACAGGGTGAGGATTATGCCTCCGTGGAAAAAAGATGAAAAGTTTTTCTGGTATTCAGTAGATGTGCATTGGACACAGGGCGAGAGAAGTTTGCCAGTTGCATGTACCCAGAGTGAAGGTAAACCTTGTTTTTACTGCGAACTCTGTGAAGAATTGTTAGAATCCAATAAAGAATTGGCAAACAAAATAAAGAAGTCTCCACTTATCTATGTGAACCTTGTAGATTTGGATGACGAGGCCGCTGGTGTTCAGATGTTTAATCCTTGTGCTACGATTTTTGATGGTCTGATTTCTCTTTTTTCTGGGGATTGGGGGGATATTACTAACGTAGAGACAGGTGTCCCCATCATTATAAACAAGATTATGAAAGGTGATTGGCCTAAATATACGGTTACACCCGCTAGGACTCCTTATCCTATTACAGGTAAAGGTTATTTGAATGACCTCCATGATCTGTCTAACCAAGTGTTTAAGTTTAATTATGACCAACAGAAAGCCTTGTATGATGGTGAAGATTTGGACATAATAAATCTTATGGGTGATTCTCCTGAAAAAGCGGCCACTGTGGATACAGTGCTTCAAACTGCTCCTATTAGTGAAGCAGTGGAAGATGTAGAAGACGGGGAAGTAAAAGATGCCCCCCCGCAAATTGGAGAGTCCTTGTCTGGTAAGGCTGAACCTGAAAAGGTTAAGACAGATAAAGTTAAACCTGTTAAAGGAAGATTGAAGTGTTTTGGTTCATACGAGGATGACGATAAAATGTGTGTCAGATGCACAAATGATAGAGATGCTTGTATACTTGAAACTAAAAAACGTAATACAAAGTAAAGGATAATCATGTCCATAGAATCAATAGATAAACTGGTAGAGTTTGTTACCAGTAAATTTGGGGCTGGATCGGCTATGTTAATGTCAGATAAGGCTGAAGATTTATCCTATGTTTCTACTGGATCAATTGAGGTGGATGAGGCTCTGGGGGGTCAAGGACTCCCCTTATGCCGTCTAGTGAACTTCATAGGTAAAGAGGCCGCCGGTAAGACTACTATGGCTATACACGTACTCATAGAGTGTCAGAAGATGGGAGGTAGAGCAGTTCTCATTGAGACAGAAGAAGCATTTAGTTATGACAGATCAGAAAAGATGGGTTTGGATTTGAGTAAAACTCTTATCATCCAACCTGAAACAGTAGAAAAAGCGTTTGCTGCTATAAAGGCTTTGACTGATGGCATTACATCTAAAAAAGGAGAGGATAAACCTACAGTTATTGTTTGGGACAGTTTTTCTGGTACACCTACTAAATCTGATATAGATGCGGATATAGAAGCCTCTAAAAATAGCACAGGAGCCTCTCGAAGTAAAGAGGTGGGTAGTCATGCTAGGGTAGCCTCTTTTAATCTGAGGCATGTTCCTTCTGATTTAGTTAAGGCCAATTGTTTATTAATTGTTATACATCAGATAAAACAAAATATCATGGTGGGTTATGGGTCTCCTGATACGTTCCTTGCAGAAAGACCTTTCAAATTTCATTCTTCTGTTGGTTTGAGGGTGGCCCGGAAGGGTAATGTAGTAGAGAAAAATGAAATTGTTGGGATAACGTCAAAGGTTAAAGTTATAAAAAATAAAGTAGCACCCCCTTTTAGGGAGTGTGAAGTAGACATATATTTTGATAGAGGGTACGACAGAGCAAGTCAATTGCTTAAAAAGGCTCTTTTGAGAGGTATAGTGATTCGTGCGGGGGGTTGGTTATCTTATAAAGAGAATAAATTTAGAGCAAATGAATTTGATAAAATTTTGCTTGATAATGTAGATTTGGAGAAGGAGATTTTATTAGACGGAGGCGTAAAATGACTATTTTCTTTACCGCAGATGAACATTATTTAAAGAATATAAAAAATATTATTGAGTAAGTTTTGTAATAAAAATATTGTTTAACCTATACTAAAATAGGAAAAATTTAATTTATTGTAGTATATTTTTGCAAGGAGCAAAAAATGAAAACAGATGAAAATAGTTCTAAGCTAGGACGAACCCCTATTGACGGGGAACGTATGGTAGGAGATTCGTATATGATTACTCCTGATTTGAAAGAAGAGATGGATAAAGCCTCTGTAAAGTTAGGCATGTCTAAATCTGAATTTATTCGTCAGGCAGTACAGGAGAAATTGAAAGGATTAGAATGAGCAAGGTTATGTTGTTTTCGGATACCCATCTGTATCCGTATAAGCAATTTTCTACTACTCTGTCAGACGGGTTGAATTCTCGATCTAAGATTATTCTTAATGCAATAAACGAAGTGTATAAATACGCAGAAGATGAGCAAATAGAAGAGGTCTGGTTTTTAGGTGATTTATTCCATACTAGGGATAGACTACATATTCGAGAATTCAACGAGGTGTGTAAGATAATTACAGGGTTTTCTGGCCGTACAACTTTGCTGGCAGGGAACCATGATTATCCTACTGCTTCTTCTTTATATTCTACTTATGACAGTTTAAGTAATAATCGACTTGTTACAAATACAATAGAAGAAATTCAATTATGCGGCTCTCCGCTAAAATCTATATATGTTTATTTTGTCCCTTACAGTAAAGTTTTGGATATAAAGAATATAGAGACACATAAAGATGGGGTTAATATCTTAGTAACTCATGCTGATATAGAGGGGGCTAAGGTAGGGTCTGGAGAGCATAAATTGAAAGGTGGATTAGGTGTCAAAAGTTTCTCCCAGTTTGATCTGGTATTAAATGGGCATTATCATAAACGCCAAAAACTGGGAAAGAACATTCACTGTATCGGGTCTTTAGTAGCACACACTTTTGGGGATGCTGGAGATGCTAGAGGGTGCAGCATTCTTAATTTAGATGATCTAAGTATAGAAGAGCTTGGAGTAACGGCTCCCATGTTTCATGTCTTGAAAGAAGATGAAATAGAAGAATCTTCTGCTCGTGATATTATCTCTATAAATGATTATGTAAGAGTAGACTCACCTGTACCGATTGATGAAGAGAGATTAAAAAAACAATTGAATACTGAAAACATGGTATTCAACTATGAAAAAAACTATACTAAAGTGTCGAGGTTGCAGGTAGACACAGATACATCTTTTGAGGATATGGTTAAAAAGTATATAGATAAGGAAGCAAGGGATTTAGATACAGAACAATTATTTGAAATGGTCAAAGAAAAAATAGGGTGATGATTTTATCGGAGAGAAAAATTTCCTTATGTGAAATACCTCGGTGCTAAAAATGTAGTAGTTTTGGTATCGAGGTATTTTTATTTTTCTTATAAAAGGTTAAAGTTTCTCCTTGACAATGTCGAATTATATTATATAATATAGGTGAACAAAGCAACTAACTTTTACATGGAAACACTAACTAAGGAGGCGACAACATGAGTGAAAAGCAAAAAATAACGCAAAAAGAATTACAGGGAATACTCGATAGCCACAAAAGCTGGCTTATGGGGGATGAGGGAAAACGCGCAGACCTGCAAGACGCAGACCTGCAAGGCGCACATCTGCAAGGCGCAAACCTGCAAGACGCAAACCTGCAATATGCAGACCTGCAAGACGCAGACCTGCAAGACGCAGATGTGCAAGGCGCAAACCTGCGATGCGCAAACCTGCAA